TATGGACGAGATAGTTAAACACAACATTATTGACTGTGAGGTCTTAGAGAAGTTGGCTTGCATCACGTTTCCTTTGCTCAAGTCGGTAAAACGACTATGACTTACTCAAGGATTGATGAAGAGCACTACCAAAAAGCTTTAGGGCAGTTTAGGTTGCAACTAAATGGGATAATGAGTTGCTTTCGCTGTTATGGACTGGGCAACGATGTAAATGAGGCATCTGAGGAAATTGTTAGGTTGGCGGAAAATTTTGGTATGCTTGTACGAGGGAAAGATGCTCCTATTGCAGTTAGGGCTACACCAAGAAGGAGGCCCACTGAATAGTAAACAACCCTTTGACCTATGAGGAGATAAAATGGGAGAGATGAATAAAATTGGTGACAACCCAAGGAGGAAAGCAAATGGAAATAATACAGAAGCTGTCAACATGCCCCCACATCATTACGAAACTAGCAGGCGATGAGACCTACGACCTATGCGACCTTAATAATAAGCACTGCTTAATAGAACATGGCCACTATGAATGTGAAGTCAGGAACGAGATACAGGCAGAGAGGTAAAATGAAATTTAATCACGAACATAAAGTAATAATTAACACACTAACATATGATGAAGCTGTGGCATTTACTAAGTTTTTGGCATCCGAAATTATTAGGCACTACGATGACATTGAACAAGCAATTCGTTTAATAGAGTTGGTCAGAAAGCAATGTTTGAACCAATAATTGGTTGGCTTGGGGTGGCATTTGGTTTGTTGGTTGCTCCCCCCCAACTTTACAAAATCTTAAAAAAGCGCAATACTAATGGAATATCCTTATTGACCTACATATTCCTATGCCTTGCTTTAGTTGCTTACTTAATCCATGCCATTAACATTCAAGACCCCGTATTTATTGTGGCACAATCAGTAAACATTACTGTTAACTCTGCCATTCTAATTTTGCTACTACGGCGCAAATAAAAGGTGAAAGGAGTTGCCCCAGGACGGCCTTACTGCCATGCAAAAAGAACCCATAATGCTTGATGGTTGCCGTCTTGGGGTGGGCAATAAAAATGAGTACACAAGAGTTATTTAATCAAGCCACCACTAACGAATTTGTGTTTCGTATGAACAAGGCGGCCTCTGTAATTGCTCTTGATGAGTTTGCTTTAATATTTGGAGATGGTAGGATACATTGGGATTATATTGAACAAGAGGGCAAGATTATTATTCGTGGTCTCCTCCACTTTGTTACCCAAGAGGAACATTTGTGCTGTTATCCTATGGACTGGTGGCAACATGCAAAGCAAAGATGGTTCCCCAAGTGGGCACTACGCAAGTGGCCTGTAAAAAAACATGAAGTCATGGTAATGCATAAGTTCCCAGAACTCGACCCACCTACTTCGATATTGGGGAGAGAATTTGTTAGTCTCCGCATTGTGGATATGTGGAAAGTACAAGACAAGATAGGACGACAACTAAAATTTGATATGTAACAGCCAAAATTTAGGCAAAAAGAAACCCCCAAACCTAATAAGTTTGGGGGTTTTTGTTTGCTGATAATGTTCTATTGTGTTAAGATTGACTAGAAAATATTTACAATGTTAGTAGCATCAAGTACTCCTGTCCCTATAAGTAAAGTCGTGGTAGAGGCTAAGGCAATTTCTAGCTTGGTAACACGTTTATCGTTGTTGGTCAGCCTAACACGTATTTCCTTAATGTCCCCAGATATGCCCTTGTCTTCAGTGCCAGGAACACCAAATGTAGCCTGCCAAATTTCTTGCACCATTTGTTTCGATGTCTTGGCTCCATTGCTCATGTTAAAGCTCCTGCACAAATATTGTGTATTCTCCCAGTCTATCCGTTCCTGTTAAATGGGAGCCTTCAACTGCCTTGACCTGAACATACTTAGTAGTACTCCCGAACACAAACTCCATTAGGGTTTCAAGTGCGGCGGCAGTTTCAATGTCTTCTAAGCGTTGCTCAGGACTCCTCCCATTATATGTTTTGGTACAGTCAACCACAACTTTCCAACCCCACTTTTTGGGCAGAATTTTACCGTACTCAAGGGTAGCATAATGGATGTCGGGGGTTTCTGTGGTTGATGCTCCTGCTCGTGCTAAGTCAAAGCGGAATTGTATTGACCTAAAGCTCGTGCCTAAACTTGACCCAAAAGTATAAGTGGTTTCCCCAGAACTTGTAATTGTGCCCAAAGTTGTCCACCCAGTATCTCTGTCGGTGTAGGTGTGGTTGGTGCGATATTTGACTATTACAGTTTCATCGGCACTCACATCGCCACCGACATCTACCCGCAAGCGATAGGCTATCTTATTGCCCACTTGCCAGTTAGCATCAAACCAAGGAGACAAATAGATACCAGATGTAGCATATTTTTGTATGGCACTGAGGTATCTTGGGTTAGATAAACCTTCTGGTATGTCAATATAGTAAATTGAGCCTCCACAGTCCCAATATACAGCATAAGCTGATTGTGCAGCAGATACTATGCCATCGTGCATAGCACCATTGTTGCTAGAATTCACCCACCAACAATGCCATGCGCCCTTACGAGAGGCATATACCCCAGATTGACTATTCCCAGACGTAAGACTGGAATCCACAAGGGCAAACATCTGGTCTCCACCATTTATAAGAGTAACAATTACACCATTATATTCGGAGGGTAACCCACCATCTTGGTTAAGTCCTACATCCGATAATGTGCCTGTGCTACCTGTTACATATTGTTTAACCCCCAGTCCATAGCTAAGAAAAAGGGCAGCGTTCCAATATTCAAAGCCCTTACCATGATACTGGTTGCCATATAATTTGACTTCGGTATTTATCCACTTGTTATTGGTGAAATCAAATATCTTTAACCAGCTATTAGTTGCACAGTAGATAACAGGATTACCATCTACATCTTTACCGATTCCCAACCTTTCAATTTGAGAGGCTATATCGGCAATGGCGCTCTGTGAAGTCCATGTTGGAGAAGCGGTAGCAGGGGTGGCAGTGTACCACCAGTTGCCATCGGCATCCATTTTCCATGCTTTTGCATCCCAGAGAATACCATAGGTAGCATCCTTGACATTTGTTTGAGTAATTACCTCGGCAGTTGTCATCCAGTAATAGTTGTTGGTGTCTCCTAGAAAGATAAGCAGGTTCCCGTTAGGGTCCGTGAATATATCGGTTATTGTCGTAGGAAACCCTCTTAGTAAGTCTAGTTTAGTGCGACCTGAATTTAACTTTGTAAGGTTTGTTCCTAAGACAGCATAAAGTTCACCGTTAAAGTTTGCAAAAACCTTAAATGTACCAACTGTTAAAGTGCCCCCTGTTGTAGTAATAGCTGCATCGTCAAAGTAGCCTATGACATCAACAGTCCCACCATCAGTAGTCATAGTTATTCTCAATGTCAAACGCAGCCTAGTAGCAGTAGCCGCTGGTGTTTTAGTAACTGTAATCTGAGTTATCGAAGACTCTGTCGAGAATGCACTAGACTCGGTTTCGTCAATGCCGTCACCTAAAACAACGTGGGCGTGCCCTATGTTACCAGCTCCAGTATCTTGGTAAAGATGAACCCAAACGGTAGCTGTATATTCTACTCCAGGTGCCCACCCCTTATCTATATCCTGATAAGCATCTGTTGTCCCGACAGTGCCCCGTGCGACCTTCCAAGAATGTGCACTGCCGCTATGTGGGAAGCCAGTTGACCACTCCCCGCCAGTCCAGTTTGCATCTAATTCCATATCAGCATTGCGGATTGTAGGGTTAATAGCTGTAGGTAATGTAACTGATGTCGCCAGTCGGGGCAAAGGCATATGCCCGTCATAGTCTGTAATTAAGTCAGTCCACCAGGAGCGGTCGGCGTGTCGGCTCTCATCCATTTCATCAACGCCAATACCACCCTCCTGGTCGCCAACAACAATCCATGAACTTTTGCTGGGGTCACTCTCTTTACTATAATCACCTATGACTTGCTTATCAGCAAACGTTGAAACAAGTTGTGGCCGTATTTTCCCAACTGTGGGGTGGCGAACACTGTTTAGTCTAATTTCATTGGGGTTAACTACATGGTCTGCCATTGTTAATCCTTACACTTTTTAGCATTTGGTGGTAAGGAGGGCATTTCTATTCTTGCCCTCTCAATATTTGCCAGTTGTTCACATGTTTCAGCTTGTTTGAGGTGGTAATCGAGGTCGTATCTGGAGTCTCCAATACGCTTGCGATGTAGTAGGGCGGCTGCTTGGAACATAATGTAAGTTGGGCTTACGCCTGTGGTGTTGGAGTTGCTGCCAAGTTTACTGGGAGTCGCCAGCCCTTCCAATCTGAACGCCTTACCATCACTTAGGCTACTGGGTGCCCACAAGTCAGCATAGTAAATTCCATAGTGTTGTTCCCCAACAGGGAAGCTGTAAAAGTGGATTTTGGGGGTTGTGCCACGTAGTACTCGGTAATGGTCTGAGGGTACAGGATAAGGAAAGTCTCCATTACTATCGGCTTGGCTCACTCGGAACAACCATACAAAGTTGGTGGGCAAAGCATATTCCCATGTGCTGTCTTGGGCAACTACAGTGGTCTCGTCTACTACCCATTCAAGAGCATCGCTAGCAACACTTTGGATGGCCGTGTTAATGGCCCATTTTACCTCATCCCAATCAAGTTCACTTAAAATTGCGTATGTATCATCAGCCCCTGGAGCTACTGTAAACGGCTTATCGGTTGAAATAGTAATAGTGCCCGTAGCGTGGGTAAAATCAGTAGCCCTACTCGATTCTCCTTGAGGGGCGGCCCCGTCTGTGGTACTTACAATATGAACAACTGATACTGGAGTGGTGTTTTGAAAGTAATCGTCAGCCTCTTGGCGGGTGTCATCAACAATAGTGGTAGTTGAGCCACTATCCACTGTTCCTGACTTCCAATCTCCATACAGACGAGCGGTCATTTCAATAAGGTCTGCCAAAGTATTTGAAAAAATAGTCGCCATAGTTGCTCCTTATGCTACTGTACTATCGTCTGCATAAAGGGGAGTGATTACCCCAATGGAAGCAGACACCATATAGCCAATTTTCTTGGTTGCATCCCCGCTTGTGCTTGGTGCTGTTTCAATGTAATGCCCATCTTCCCCTGATGCTTCTGCTACATACAATGCTGCACCAGCAGTCCCACCAGAGAACCTACCTCCCATAACCACACGGTCAAAGTAAACAACAATGCGTTGCCCACTTACACCGTCTTCACCTGCAACACAACGAGCTTGGACAACACCGCCTGTAGTAGCAATAGCTATCTTCCAACCCGCCGAATAACCAAGTATATCACCTTTGGTTACAGTTCCAGCAAGGACAATGGTTCCTTCTCCTTCTTTTTCATACAAAATTGCGCCTGATTCTGCATCTACAAAAGCCAATTTAGTTTACCCCCTTTTGGTGTAATAAGTGTACATGCCCTCACACTTACCTACAATTTCCTTTTGATTATGTTTGCCCTCACGTCTTAACTGGCGGATGCAACGGGAAACAAAACTGTTTCGGTCTTCATTTGGTTGTGGTGTTGGCATAAATATACCTCTCCTCCGTTGTAGAATCGGTGGCTACATTACTTGGTTGGGTTTGTGTAGGCAACACCAACGCCAATATTAGGGCAATAAGCATGAGTTTTGTAATAGTGCTATCTTTCAACTTCTTCTAGCAGCTTCTTAATTTCATGTCGTTTTTGTTGTATCTTGTAAACTATGCTGTGTTCTCCTCCATAAGGAGGCGTTTCAATCCACCACTTTTTGGGGGGCCACTGATATGGTCGTGGTTGCCATTCACCATCAAGTATGGACTTTATAATTTCTTCAATCCACCAGTCCCTTACACTAGAGTAACCACTGTCATGCTCAAATTCTGTTATAGCCAGCTTGTATATAGTAAGGAACACCCTTTTTCTACTTTCGTTAATGTATAGTCTAGCAAACTTGGCTGCAATTTCGAGCATTATGTTACTATTCTTATATAAAGAGTTATCTTTTGTGGTTTGGGGGTAAATGCGTATTATCTGTACTATTTCGACTAGTGCTTTTAGCTTTGCCCACCACCCCTGATTTTTGTCGCCCAACTTCATTATTGCCTTCACAAGTCTAGCCTTAATCTCCATTATGTAGTTTCTATGGACTGTAAGCATGTAATGAATTAGCGATGTCCCTAGTTTTGGGTCGGGTCTACCAGTATACAGGTCTTCTAAATCGGATACATCTAACTTATGCCCTGTTCCTCGTTCTCGTATGGCAGTCAACAATGGTGGTTCTTGCCCCATAAATCCCCTAAAGGGGGGAATAAAACTACTCCCCCCTTAGTTCTTTGTTTACACAACTATGTATCGTATGTACAAACCAAGCACTTGAAGGTCGCCAGCAGCACTAGCCACTTGAGCAACTGTAACAGTAAAGTTGTAGTTCGCCTTCAAGGCATCGGCATCGAACATTGCCGATACGTCAGAGTAGCAGAGTTTGTTGTCTGCTATGCTGGTGGGTACGGCAGCAGTATGAGCCGTTCCTGTATCCCCTGTATTAGTAGCTCCATCGGCACAAGCAATTAGGGCGGCACTAACAGTACCAGTTGATTCACCAATGCTATTGTACACAATGTATGCTTCGTTTACAGAGATTACGTTTGACGGGAACCTACCAGTAAAGTAGGCATCTTCACCTGCCGTGTCAAGTGCGGGGCCAACCCATACGGGGCTGTCCACAACACCTAAACCTGGTTCAGTTGTGGTGTCATAAACAGCGGGTTGGATAAATACTTCAAGCTCCTGCGGAGGTTTGATGTCTATGCGGCGGCGATATGTGTCAACATTTTCGCCTACGATTTGGATAACGTCCGCAGCAGTTGTAGGACGGGTTTCGGTTATTGTGTTGGTGACAGTTGCCGTAGCCGATAGGAAAAGGGTTGAGCTTGTGCCACTAAAAGGCGCATCTCCATCATAAATGGTGCAACCTTTGCAGGCGTTAATAACTCCCCCTGTAACCCCATCGTCAAGTGCGACATATCTGGCGTATAAGTTGGTAACTGCATCTGATGCATCTGCCAACACATACCCCGTTGCGTTCCACGCTATTAGGTCTCCTCGACTAACCGTTCCGTTAAGTGTTACTCTGGTCTTTTTCTCGATGTTCTCGATAACTGGATTTACAGCCATGTTTTTCTCCTTTTTCTAGTTTTTGATGGGCATGATAAGGCACTATGCCCAAAGCCCTACTACACATCATATGTGTAGCCTATTACGATGACTTGGTATACTCCTTCCGTAGTAGCAGTTGTGCTCATTACGAATTTTAGCTCCTTTCCAGGGCTAGCATAGAGCTTTACACGGTCTTTCTTTTCCGTAGCATCGTACAAGTAGTCTCCGAGTTCAGCCCCAGTATCACCATAGACTGTTCCCGCAGCAGCAGTAGCATCTGCAGCCGCAATGAACCCATTATCGTCATCGTCATCCCCCACTATTAGGTTTACGCTTCCAGTAGCAGCAGTTTTGACTCTTACCAGCACACGTTCAACTATTGTCCCATCAGGTATTTTCATGAGGTCAATAGATGTAGCACTTTCAGAGGTAACTTCAATACACTCCATAAATGGATGCACTGTTTTTCGGTTAAAGAGTGCCATTTCTACCTCCTTTACGCTGCAACCGTGCCGTCTGGGTCTACCCCATCAACCTTAGCACAACTACGCAGGTTCTTCATCTTCATGGCGCAATACCACTTGATGCGATAGCGAGATGCGTCCTTGGTCTCTAGTTCTCCTAGGGGCACAACCTTTAGTCCAGTTGACCCTTGGACACCACACGCCGCTGACGAGTCGAAGGTTAGGATGAAGATGGTAGTTGAAGTTCCGCCAGTCCTAGCACTAAAAGTACTGGATTCGATAGTCTCGGTGTCGGTAATGTGGTCGCTTGGGAAGATTGGTATGCCATCGAATGACGAAACTTGTTTTCCAAACTTGTCAATCACCCCTGGCATTTTGTCGCCAATACTGTCAAAGTAAGTAGCGAGTGAGCGTCTCATCAGCCTGGACATAACCATTATGTCTGGTTGGAAACCTCGAATTAAGTCTATTGCTGACCGTAGGTTTGAGATGTTTAGTACTGACTCAGTAGCAGTTGTCCCCTCATTAACCGTGTTATAGGTAGTTGAGGTCATCTTTTGGTGTAGACCTGCAAACCCTGTAGAATCGAAAGCTGTTCCGTAGTAAAACAAGTCTAAGTACAGCTCCTTTACTGCAAGAGTCTTGTCGTTCAGGACTGTGCCCTTTAAGTCGAGCTTGTTGGAACGAGTCTCCAAGAGGAAGTTGTCCACGTCAGCGTCACCACCCAAGATTTTGAGGACTACGGTATCTATGCCGACACTTGGAGTAGATTCAGTCCAGGTATCACCAACTTCGTATACGCCAGCACCAGACCTCGTAGTAACAGTGACAAAGGTGTCGCTGTTACCTAGTATAGTATCGAATCCCAGGCGCATAAGTATTGGGTCATCTTTAACAAGGCGGTCTATAACAGTACGGGACAAAATATCGGTAGTACTGTACAGTTCTCCTTCTGTTAATGTTAAAGCCATTTTGTTTTCTCCTTATTTAAGTTTTGTGGGCAGAACAACTATTTGTTCCGCTCAGTTTGTTGGATAGCCAACCCCATTTTCTCGGAATCTGACAACTTAGAGATGTCTATTCCCTTAGTTACTGGTTCTTGGGGGGCTGGTTTCTCAATGGGTTGGGCATCGGCTCTCAATTTTTCAATGTAAAGCTCCTGCGCCTTGGCTCTCATTGCCCAATCATTCTCTGCGTTGAGTAGTTGGGGTACTACAGCTTCGTCAAGAGAAAACTCTTTGGCGAGGTCATAGGCTGCTTTTCCTTTACCTGCTTGGTTTAGCTCTTCTTCTTTAATCTTGATTCTAGCCTCTCGCTTCTCAACATCTCTGGCAAGCTTGCGTACTTCTGCCTCCATGGTTCTGGCTTGTTTGGCGATGGTCACTTCATCAAGTCCTTTTTCTTCAAGCATACGAACCCAGTTGTCATAGTTGGATTCATGTATCTTGTCTTCAAGAGCTTCCCTTTCGGTAAGTAGCTTTTCCCGTTCCGTTCTCATTTGAGCCACAGTTCCTGCGTGTCCATCTTTAATGGACTTAAGCAGTTTTTCGTGCTCTACTTTCGAGATAGTTTCGGGCGGTGGAGCCTGTTCTGGTTCCTTTTTAGGTGCTTGCAATAATTGTTTGACTTCTAACTGTGGTTCCAGTGCCCCGTTGCTTTTCTGACTCGCCCCTTCGGGTTGTGTCAGTTCGGCCCCTGAGTTTTGGATTTCGCTAGTCATCATTCCTCCTTGTTTTTCTCACTAGCCATTATTTCTGTTAATTTACTTTTGTATCTGGGCATTTCTTCTGGAATGGTTATGCCTTGCTTTGATGCTTCCCTAGACATTTTGTATTGGTCTACTCTGAGCAAGACAGGAATAGCAATGTTTATTTGTTGTTGCTTCATGGTTTCTATCATTTTTTCTTTGGTGTCACTATCTATTGGGCGCAATTCAAGCTCTTTTATTTGCTGCTCAATACGGTTAATTTCGTTGTAAGCTGATGATACTATCTCACCATATCGTATCTCTGGATTATCTAAAATGAATTTGGATATTTTGTCATATTCTCCCTTTAGACGCATTTCCTTTAGTTTTTGATTCGCTTCTTGACGGCGGCTAGCTAAGTAACGCACCTCACCAACTAACTGGTCGGCGGAGTCATATGTTTGTACACCAGCACCAAAAATGGCAGGCATCCCAAGCATAAGCCCATTCCACCCAGAGTCCTCAGTAGCATCTATAATATCCTGCCAAGCCATCATCAACAAGTTGTCTTCTAAGTCTCGCAGTAAGTACTCAGTACCAAGTTCCATTTCCTCTCCAACTACATTTGTACCCCACATAGTGTTCAACATCATGCTTACAACTGGAGAAGCCTTTGTTCTGAGGAGGCGTACTAACAATTCTCCTCGGTTAGCCTTCATTATCCTACCTGAAGATGCTTTTATTCTACCTTCTTTGTAGTCTCCTGTAAGGTTACGGGCAAGATAAGTAGCATATTGTCCAAATCCACCAAGCATGTCTATTCTGGTATTTCCTATTTTGGCTTTTCCAAAGTCTGCGCTAACTGGGTTTAGTTCAACAGTTGCTCCACCAAGATATGCTAACCCAAGAGTCGTACTTGCTGCTCCCCCAAACGCCAACAGGTCTCTTGCAGCCACTTTCCTTAAAGCAGGAGACTCTGCAACCAACATTTTTAGCAGCATAAATGGAAGTCCAATCCTACCTGTTTGTAAACGAGGGGAGAAGAATAAGGCGTTCATTCCTGTTGCTAGTGATGCGGGCAAATCTCCACGACCAGTTGACCAATTAACATATTTGGCCAATACTCCTATTTTGTGGCTCATTTCTGGTGCAATTTTAGATGTTGCCTTTACTCCCCAACCTTGTAAGGTAGCATCAAATACGCTTGCTCGAAACATATCCAAGTACCCAACATAAGCCCTCTCGGATGCTTTAACTAAATGCCCAATCAATGGGAGACGCTCCGCAAGACGAGACATAAATGCTTCTTCTCTTGCTACAAGTCCCTTGGCGGTACTTGCCGTGCTACCCAAAAATAGTAGGTGGTCTTCTCCAACACTTGCAAGTTCCCGTTTTGTTAGTTGCTGAACAACCTCATTGTAATATTTTTTGTCAAAGAACATGCGAACAGATTTAACAAAGGCTTTACTTGATTGTAGTGGGTGGCTTGGTAATAGAAACAAACCCTGTCGTAATGGAGCCGAAAAGTCTCCAGAGGCAAGTAGACTCCTTGGAAGAAGCACTACATCTAAAATTTGGTCTAGTGACCTTGCCCAAACCCCACGATGCTTGAGTAAGGCTTTAATCATGTCCGCCCCAAAGACCTTTTCCATTTGAACCATCTCACTCATTTGGGGCAATCTACCAGCATATACTTTTTGAAGGCCATCAAAAGCGTTCATAGCCTCAAATTCACGAAGTATACGTTGCCTAAACGCTAGTAGTATCCTGTCAGATAATGTCTTTCTTTCTGCCTCGGTTAGTGCATCTCCGATTGGCTTGACAGAGGGCAACTCACCCTTCAAAGTTCCCTTTGCTTTGAAAAATGCAGATTCTCCTTCATTGCTAACATCAGAGAGAACCCCACGAATACTTCCAGCCCGTGCTCGGTATTCTGCGGCTCGTTCCGCAAGAGTTGGTTCCCACTTTGCCCTAGACTCCTTTATTAAATCTTTTATCTTACTTTGAGCCTTGCCAATATTAGCTTCTACATTTGCTGCAAAAGCGTCTGCATGGGCAACCTGGTAAAAGTTTCTGGTACTTCCATAATTTTTCTTTACAAAGTTGGTAATGAGCTTTGGATTTTCAAATTGGGTGTTTATTAGTTTGTTAAATTCAGTAACATTTTTGGCCGAACGAGCAACTTCTTGGAGACCAACAATAGCTCTATTGGTTTCTTCCTCAATTTCTCCTCTATAAAGGTTTACTCTTGCTTCTTTGCCTACAGGTTCTATGGGCAACTTAGGCTTTATTTCGTTTACTACGTCCTGGTAAGAACCATATTTGTCTTTCAAATACTTAGCTACATCGTCATCAGAATACCCAAGAGCTTTTCCAATTTCGATGTGGCCTGAAACTTTACCTAATTGGCCACCTTCGGTGCGAGCATATACTTCGGAAAGCTCGGCAAAAGCCTTTCGACCTGCTTGCCCTGGTTTGTATGCTGCCCATACTTGAAGGCGGGATTCCAAACCCCTAAAAGCTGGGATTCGTTTTATAACTAGACCTAACTTTTTAGCGTCTTCAATATCCCCACCAGAAATTAAGGAAACTGGTTTTCTACCCGTAGCTGTTGCTTTGAGTTCTGCTACTACTTGATTTTCCAATGGCGCCTTTGCAGTTACAAACGGGTTCATTTTGCCCTTTGCTGCCATCTGGTCAAACTTCATTTCCCCCTGCTTCAGGAATTGGGTGGCTACTTTTTCAACCGCTTGCACCTTTCCTGTAAACGTCTTGGTGATGGGGACTGCACCTTTTTTGGCTGCCCCTTCAACAATATCCACGCCTTTCTCAATCGTTTGCTTTACACCACGATAAGTTCTTGACTCAAGCGCACCAGCCAGTTTAGAATAAGGTTTGGCAACACCATATTTGACTGCCGCCCCGACACCCTTAGCAACATATGGTAGAGCCTTTCCTATGCCAAGTTCAAGGCCATAGAAAGGTGAAAGTGGAACCTTTGCTGCCATTTCTCCAACCGCAGCCGCCGCCCTAACAACTTTGGGCAATTTTGAGGCTGCTTTGGGTAACTGCCCAGCTAGGCCCCATAGTTTAGTTGCAGATAGTTGAGGTATAGCCATTGCCCCCCAAAGGGGAGATTCATAAGAAAGTCTTTGCCATAAGGGCAACTTCTCGTATTCACGGTATTTTTCGGTATAGGGTTTTTCAGGTTCAGGTCTTATGGGACGTTCTAATGTGGTCACATCGGAGACTGCTCCTGTTGGCAGACTCTCGGCCGCTTCCTTTGACCAAATCCCAAATCTTTGGAATGGGTCATATTTTTCAAAGACCGATAATGGCTTTTCTGTGCCTTCTGGGGCCCAGCCAAATTTGCGCCGAAGGAACACTTCTAACCAATCTGTCTCTTCATCCTCTTCTTTTGATGGCTTTTGTGGTTGGTTTTTGGTAAACGACTTGTACCAATTTACTGACATTTTTATACCCACCGTACCGAAGGTGCTAATTGTGCTCGTCTAAGGCCCCCAGGACGAGACTCAGGAGGAGTTGAGATAAATTTTCTATACCAATTATATTGTCCTTTCCATGTTTCGAGGTCTGGGAACTCCTCTGGGGACGCTTCTGGCCGCTGTGTGTATTCTATATTAAACTGGTAGTCTGGGCCTATATCAGCATACTCAGGCGGCCCTCCCTCATATTCAATTTGTCCTAACCTCTGAGCCATATTCCAATTCCAATTAGTTAAAGCCTCATTATAGTCCCTAGCAGTTAAATTATATTTAGAAGCAGCTTCTGTAAGTGTTCTTCTCCCCTCTCCACCAGCATAGTATTGAGCCATTGCGGGGGAACGAACATTAGTTCCTTTTAAAATGTCTTCACCAGTTGCCCCCCCAGTTGCAAGACGAGATTGTCCCATGAGACTCTTAAATTGACTTATTATAATTTCTTGTAGTGTGGGCCGACCAGCCTCTTCCATCATCCTTGTTCTTTCTCTTGCCCTTGCCCTTTCTGTTTCCCACAACTGGTCTAAGCCTTGCTCATATTGTTCCCTGGGTATAAGTCTGTCGCCCACCTTCACAAAGTTTTTGACATTTTCCTGGTGTGTTGCTATTGTTGCGACACGAGACTTTTCGGCCTGCTTCTCAGCATTTATAGCGTCCCATTCTCGATACCAAGCAGTATCATGAGATGCTGTTGCCTGTTCATGGCTTTGCCCACCTAATATGGAACTATGATAAGCAGCATCAGCCGCAGCTTTTGCTCTAACTTCAGCAGTTGTACCCTCAGTTCCTGTGAAAAGACCAGATGTTGCTGGGTCGTAGGCTTCATCAGATGTTTGTCCTTGGTACATTGTTTGTAGTGACTTCTGATAGCCTTCTAGTGCTTGTGATACTACTGCTTGGTTAGTTACCTGACTACGTGCAGTTTTCATTGAGTCAAAATAATAATCTTTCCAACCACCCTGTTTGCCAAAATCTTGTAGTTGCAGTTGCTGGAAAAAGGGCAATGTGGTTGGGTCAATGTTACTATTTAGTATTGCCTCTTGTATGCTAGTTAAAGACTCATTAAGTTGCTTTGGAGTTATCCAACCTTCGTAGAGCATTGGATATAACATGTCTTGTTCAAAGCGTTCTAAGTAGCTTTTTCCTGGAGTGGTAAGCCAAACTCCATCTTCAGTAACATTGGGCAACAAAGTTTCAATGACATTTTCACCATAAAACCCTTTTTGGCTCTTCAAAGATGGTATGTACTCAGGAGCTATAGCCCTAGCTCTTTGTAAAAATTGTCGTGTATCTTGCAGTTGCCTAGGCCACACATATTGTTCCCAAAAGGCAAAATATGGGTTATCACTAGGAGTTTTCTTTTCGGTAAAAGGCAAATTCCAACTACCCTTATAGGATAGATTGAGAATTTTTTGAGCGTCTGCCCAGCCATACTCCTCATTAAGCCATTGTTCAAACAACTCTTGTTTACTGGTTTCTAAAGTAGACATTTGCTGTTGTGGGCTTGTCACTACAATTCACCTCCACTGGGTGGTCGTGCACTCATAGCTCCAGGTGGAAATCCTCTCATTGCTTCGGAGGGCATAACTTGTGGGGGCACACCAGTTTCTTCTACGGGCATTTCTCCAGACTCAAGAGCTTGTTGTTGGTATGGAGTTCGTGGACGTTTGGGTTGTCGTGGTTGCCCTTGAGGTTGCATTAGTTGCTTCACAGCAATCAAAAAGTTATTAGCTTTAAGCATATCCCCAACTTCGATTGCACGAAAGTATGCGTCCATAAGTCTGTTAATAGGTTGTCGGTCTGCCCACTCACGGTCAATTTGGTCTTCCTCAAGGTCTGGGTCTTGAACTCCCAAGAAGTCGCCACGAATGGTGCGGTCAGATAACAGTGGTATATCTCCATCTCTTGCCATTCCTGCTAATTGGTAACGCTGAGCATCATCTTTTGGGAACACTTGTACTAACTTAACTTCTGGGTGCCAATCACCTTCAAGTTCAGTTGGTTTGATTTGTACTGCCTTTGGATAGCCAAACGCCATATCTTTAGCGGTGCGACCCCTAACTTTAATGGCAGGTAAAGATTTAGTGGTGTATTGTTTAAGTAACCATAAACAAGCAATATTGTAGGCCCGTTCAATACATTCAGAGAAGGGCACAACTATGGTGGCAATAGAGGTTTGTAATTGGTTAATAGCAAAACCAGATAGCCTAAACCCCAATTCACCATAAACGGTATGTGGGAATGTCCCACGTTGGGCTTCCCCCATCATAATATTGATGGCGTTCCCTGTATCCGCAGGCATACTTTGTGGTAGTAATGGCTTAAAATCTTCGCCTTCACGAAACTCAATAATAGCCGCTTTATCTACTTGGAATACATCTTCGGTAATCTTCCCTGTAGTTCCTGTAGCTGTCCATAACCCCATCGGGACTTTGACACCTCTACGGATAATAGTTACAAGGTCACTAAACGTTTTGCTCATTGCTGGAAAAATACCACGAGCAGCTCCAAATATTGACTCGCCAATATGTGTACCAGTGTACAAATAGTTCTCTTGCCAAACAGGTGGTAGGGAACCAGCACCAAGTACTGCTACTGGGCAGTAATCTAATTTATGAGGAGTAAACTCATTGACAAGTTTACCTCCTACAATGAGTCCATACTTTTCTCTATCCCAGTAATCAATACAATCAACCAAATTTCCTATTGAACTTGTAGATAGAGAAGTAGCGGTAACACCATATTCCTTATCAGCTTGCTCCCTTGGAATTTTGTACTTATTAGCAGCCCATGTGATACCCTTGCTATCAAAACCATAGGCCATGTTGTACAAGTCCCACACACGAATCATAGGAAAAGTGTTGCCGTCTTCGGTTTTGTGGGCATATACTAACAACCCGAATCCCCCACGTAAGCATGCATGCCATGCCATTTGCCCCAATAATTTGGAGCGTTGTGGCATGAGTAGCAACATCTCATCGTTCATGTTAAAACAACCATACCAAAAACGCTCTACGTTACTGGCGGTGTGTTGTTCGGCATCTGTTAACAACTCCTCTGGGATTTGAATGAGCAACTTGGAATTGGTTAGCATTGAAATAACTTTATCAGCAAATACACGGGGCATGTTGGTGGTGTAACTATAATACCCTTTGCCAGCATCGTATGCTTTCAAACGCCACAAGTTGAAGTCGGTTTCCCATCTTGTTTGACGGTCTTTGAACATAGTATCGTTCTGAAAGGCACTGACAGCATTGATAATATCTTGGGCTTCACTAAATGCCATATTGCACCTCTATATTGTCTAAGGCAGCACAAAATCCATATTTCCTTCTATTTACAATTTCTTCAGGAATATATTTAGATGCTATGCTCATAATGTGCCTCTTTCTTATTTTGTCCTTTAATGGTATTCGTAAGAACAAGTGAATTATTTTTTGTGTTGCGTAGGGGACATGAACAGCAACATCTCCAGAGTTTTTATGTAGTGGTTCTAAGTGGGATTTTTCAAGTTCGGACAATAGTTCCCTAAATGTTTCGTCCGTAGGAAATTCTTCATGTCTGTAATAACCACAGGCAAGCTCGTCTATACAGTCAGTTGTAATTACAGAATTAGTGTAGTTGCCAATGAACTTAAATAAGAGACGGACAGCAACATCCCCAGGGGCATCTTCCTTCTTCATTTCTGCTTTTATGTCATGTTTATTAGGAACAAGCAAGAAATGGTTGGTTTTATACTTACTTGCTATTAGTTTAGAATAATAATAATCGGGATGGTTTTCAGATTGGGCTATTGTAAAGCAATTCACTTTTGGAAAGATAGAGGACATGAAGTGGAGGGTTAGGCTAGAGTCAACACCACCAGATAAGCAAAGATTCGGACAATTTGTATTTGCTACTGCTTCTCTCATAGTTTCTTCTATTTCTTTTATTGTTGGCACTTCACATATGTAACCCCAATTTTTTGGATTTACTATCAAGTTACCACTCCTTTGATTTTTGTGTTGCCTTCATTCCTGCCTTCATTGCTTTTGCTGCTATTCCTGCTTTCTTTGCATCTTCATCAGACCACATTATGTCTTGTGTTGGCTCCAAACCAATGATTACATGGTATGTTCCATCTTGCCCTGGGCTTCCATCTATTGTTGCCTTTCCATTTTTAACCACTAGGTGTCTCTGCTCATACAAATTTGCTATGTGGTCATATAAGAAGCAATGCCACAAACTTTCTCTGCCGCTTTCATTTCTTGTCACATGGTGTGTCAGATACTCGAAATCTTGTAGTGGTTCTTCAGAATACTCATCAATTTGTGCTCTACGTTGTTTCCTTATATCAAGTCCTGTTGGTTGTTTCAATTTTTGTTGGCACCTCCATTACTTTTTACCATTGACAGTAAGAGTAAACCTAATCGTACTTTGTTTCCCCTTGGGCAGTACGCATAAGTTTGTATGCGGCTGTTAGTTTTCGCTTGGCAGCAGGGTGCATCCCCTTGATGACCAATACGTCATCCATATCACCGAATACAACTGCAATTTGTTTGTAATCTGCTGTTACGATAAATGGTAGCTTTTCTATGATTCTTTGACTGCCTAAGTTCTTAAACTCAGTTAATGTTATACTTTCCAATGTTCCCCCTAAAAGAACTTAATTTTGGCCCTCTGGGTAGTTACAGGAGAGAAACCGAACAAATCCACCAAACCATAACTTAATGCTTTTATGGCATGGTTGTTGCGGTCATCTGGAGTATCACCTAAAACGTTCCCATCTTTGTCGGTTTTCCAACGATACACTCCTGTCTGGTTAGTAATTGGTGATGGGCAACCCCCAAATTCACTAATCAGCCCTTTGCAACGACTGTTGATTCGTAACAAGGACTGCCCCGTTTTTGGGTTTATAATGAGGAACCGTTTAATTTGCTCAATTCCGTCTCGTATGGATAGTCTTTGGCTACGCAAATAGATGCCTGCTTCTTTTAACCAAACTTCAATAGGCGCAGGCATAGCTTGATGTTGCTTGGCTGCAATGTCGATTGCCCCACTAACTACACGATTCCACCAAGGCCGTTGTTTGGTAATCTTTATAATTTCGGAAGTTACTAACCCCCGTTCAAATATTTCGTCAAATACTACAAGTTTGTCGCCTTGTTGATGAGCAGCTAAAACTGTATAGGCTGATGCGAAACCAGGGTCAATCATGATATGCACAAGCTCAGTTGGGTGAAAATCGTATGCTTCCCCTGCGCCAACATGTAAGGAAGTACTAAACTCGTCAAACACTCTTCCTTTGGGTGGGCAAGGTGTACCCCCAAGTCGTTCGTTAAACCAGTCGGTAGAGAACTCGGTTTCCATAGCTTTGATTTCTGGGTCTTCTCTACCACCAGGGTAAACAAATGTGTTTGACCAACTGGGCATGGAATAGCTTACAAGGTCATCTTCACTTGCTGGCGGGGCTTGTCCTCGTTCCCATAGTTCAGGATACCATCCAAGTGAACTTTCAAATGTGCCCCCCATAAAGAGCCAACCACGCTTTTCTGCAATACGACCACGCAACCGCAAGTAACTTTCATAGTCTAGTTGGCTTGCTTCACACACCAATATACCATCAGGAGCTTCTGCTGCTAATGTCCGAGGGTCATTGCTGCTTTTTGTAACTATGTTGAATACAAGTCTGCCCTTGCTGTCTAATACTTCAATTTGCCCAGGGTCGACTTGTTTTGTATGAGTAAAACTATAACCCAAACGTTCCAGGTTTCGGCAAACATATTCAAATTCTGGTCGGGTTAAATTGTAGTTAGCAGCCACTAACCAGAACAACCTACCTTCATGCATACGAGTTGTCAAATAGTCTGCACCAACCGCCGATTTCCCACTTCTTTCGCCACCAGCTACAAGAACTTGTCGTTGTTTGGAGTAAAGAATTGGGTGTTGAGCAGAAGTAGGGTATACTCCTATTGCTTTGAGTATTGCGTCTATTTGTTCGTTAGTAGCCATTTCAAGTCAAATTAAGCGTGTTTGTGTTTGAGACTCATATTTATTCTTCATTAAATATCCTGTGCGTCTTCACAAGGCTTAGTTGGAATCTCATCGTGGTATCATTTATGGATAGTTGCCGTCATCGTTGCTTCTTCATTTGCCAAGCCTTTATTCATTATCATGGCGTAGGATTTAAGTTTACGAACACCATCCCTAAAAGCTATCTTCTTAGCTAACGGGATTGCATCATAAACATCCTCTGGGATTCCCAACATTATTTTTATCTTACGAAATGCCATATCTCACCTCAAACATTAAATAAATGTCTTGTTTGCTGTCGGAAATTAACTACTTGAGTAGCACTTAAAATCTCAGTGTTCATTCCAGGTAAAGCAATGCCACCATCAAAAGTGCAGTCTCCAGCCTCTCTATTTCCTATAAGCGCATCTACAGTTGTGTCACTTACCCTAGTTCCTACTGGAGTAGTATCTTCAGTTAATGCTACTGAAACACCATTAACATATATAATGGGGTCATTAGCCACCGAATCTGAGTCGTAGGTTACCGTAACCAGAGACCAAGAGTTTATACTAATCACTGTGGCGGTTGTAGACCACCAACCATTTGTTAGACCATCAAAGTTACAATTAAATCTGACTTTGACCTTCCCTGCTGCCTCTGCTGATACCCCAAAATGCCACCCAGACACATTAGATGCGCCTTTCTTAATAATCCTTGCTGCATCACTCTCCCCATCACTCTTTGCATAAACCCAGGCAAATGCCGTGCCCCCACCATCAAAGATGTCGGTAATACTGGCAGTGCTGGTAATTGTAACTACATCGTCTATCTTGTCAAAGTTCAAGTACCACAGCTCACCAGATAATCTTGTCCAGGTAGCACCATCGATTGTGCCGTGATTACTGCTACCGCTTCTATCACGAATGGTGGCACCCAGTGGAGGATAACCAGTTAAATGAAGTACGGAGTTGGCTGGAGGTGGGTACATAGTCCACTTCTTCTCTAAAGGAATGGGCATATTAGGCAGGCGCAAATTAGTGGTCATGCTAACTCCTCAATTAAGTAAAGTACGTGTAACGAACGCCCTCACCACTGACTAGGGAATCTATATAGACGTCTGCTAAGTCATCTACAGCCAAGATTATGATGTCCCCTGGGTAGAGAACTACGCCCGTTCCAGTAGCTACCGTAGCATCGACTCCAGTGGCTCCAACAGCGATTGTGCTGGTATTGTCGGTTTGAGCTTGGATGATTACGAACTTGGCTGTGGTTGTGGTTGCCAAAGCCACATCTGTTCCAGCAGTAGCTACGACCGTAACTCCATCGCCAATACCCGTTGTATCATGCCCAACTTTGCCAATAACTGCGGTTCCTGCGGCAAGCACTATTCCTGTTAGCAAGTCTTTTAAGCGAGCTAACAACGAGTAAGTTGTTGGGGAGGCTTTTACTTCTCCTATTGCATTTAATCCATATTGTTCTACCATTATTTGCCCTCCTGCTTTTGGCCTATTTGTTTAAGCTCTTCTAGCATCTGCTCAAGTTTAGTGTTGGTAATGTCCACTTTGTAGTTATCACGGTACATTGGTCTCCATGCTTTAAGAAGCATCATCTTTGGTATAAAGAACCGTTCAGGCAAATCAATGAACTCCTGTTCTAACTTATCGGCTTGGACTTCTTGAGCGAGATGAACCATCTCTTGGAATTCTTTGTCATCACATGACCAATGGTATACTCGTAAAGCAGGAACACCCAACTTTTCGGCACACGCAGTTAAAGTATACGCTTCCCCTTTCTCTAACATTTCGAGGATTCGTAACTTATAACCTAAAATCTGGTCTGGAGTAGACTTGACCAATTTGCGCTTCGCCGTAATACGAGGTCTAAGGTCTTTTGCACCTTTGGGTCTACCTACTCCTTTTGGGTTCCCTGGCATTATGGTTTCTCCTTATAGTATCATTTGTAGTATGGTAATGTTAGTGTTCAGGGCCTGTACATTCCTTTTCTACTACTCGTTTGATAAATTGGCAATTCATACAGAATGTTTGGTATCCTTCGGGGTAGTTGTTCTTTACAAGCCAATTGTAAAGGTGGATTCCATTACCGACTTCCTTACGATGCTCACACCCATTTCCATTTACATGGTCTATTGACAATGCTCTTATATCACTAAACCCACAGGAAACACAAGCTACTTTTCCACCCCCATAATAGGCGAGAACTTCAATCTTTCTGTTCTCGCTCCTACGTTTGTTCCTATCCCTCATGTTGTCTTGGTGGTTGTAATAATATTTCTTGATGCGTTCCCTTTGACGCTCTACAAACTTTGGGTTTGTTTCCATCTGTTTATGATACCACTCACGTAACTTTTCTTTAGTTTCGGGCTTTGAAACATACTTCTTTTGGGCTTGCCCTATTTGCTCCTTATGGGTTTCTCTCCGTTTTTTATAATATTCTTTTGGGTTTTTAACTTTGCCACCCATACAAACACCAAAAAATTATAGACTGTGCTATTAACCCTAAGATGAAGCCAACAATCGCCCCATAATAATCTTTCCACGCTTGGTCTTTAACCCACTTATCTTCAGATTCTTCGTAACGCATAAAAAGTAGTACAAGTCCCCACCCGAACACAGGGATGCTCATGACAATTCCCACAGGAACGTGCAAAAGCACTCGGATGCCAAAATCTCCTACTGTGTCTCGATTGTGGGTAATGAGTCGGTTAATCAGATTTACTATCGCCTATAATCCTCCATCTGTGTACATTTCGTTGTGGTCTCTGTGCGCACAGTGTCCATCTGGGTAGGATACAACCGTATCCTTCTTCCACCCCCAATCCATTTGCTTGGTGAAACCTGTACCCCACTTTATATATGACGGATATATGCGTCTCCTCATCTCTACACCACATTTTGGGCAGAGAATACGAGGATTTTCACTCATTGCGTGGGGTTTTTCGGTCTCATCGCCACAATTTGGGCATCGGTAAGTGTAAATCATCTTTAATCGTATACAAATGCTAATTTTAACTGGGTTGCCTTGTTGAGTTCCATCCAACGGTGTCGTGATGTGCAAAGGAAGTAGGCTTTTCCATTTGGTTGGAGCCACACCTGATGCTCAGAGCTGCACTTCCAGCAATATACCAGCCCAGCCACGTTGGTACGCTCCATCTTGTCCTCCTAGAACATATGTACTAGACCCTCTACTTAAGTATACCATAGCATTTGATGTTTGTCAATGGTCTTTCAGGTTGGTTTTCGCAAAATTCTCCAATTTTTGGGCTTTGCTGTTGTCCTGACCATTAGTTGGGTCGAGTTTGAGCTGACCTTGTTGATAGTAAAACCAGCGGTCTAAGTCAACATAAAACTCTGGGGGCATCGGAATGTGCTGGGAAAGCCGTTTTGCGGCGGAACTGGGCAAGCCTCTCCAGCGATACCATGCATACTTGATGCGGTTGTTATGGGCAGTTGGGGTAATGTTCATTTTGTCCTCCTTGGGGTTGATTTTAAGGGGGTTGAGAGCGGCTGTGGTGGGCAAGAGTGGGCAAGAAGAGGTGCTGTTGGGGGCTGTGGTTGGAGTGCTGTTAGGATTTTGATTTGAGGGGCTGGTTGAGCCTGCAACTGGGAATTTTTTACCTCCTTTTCTGTGTGTAGGTGTAGTGTTGTAGCTAAATTAGTGGTTTTTATAAAAATCAAAAATAGACTAATATATCTCCCCACCTACGGGACGCACTGGGGCACGTGTGGGTGCGCGCCTGCTCAATCCTATCCAACTGCATTGCTGCCTACCCGACTCCAGGTCTGCCCCTTGCCTACCCCAAATCTGCCCCACAACTGCCTGTCCAAGCTATGCTGTGGGGACAGGGCACATTCCAATTTTATCGTGCACGCACACGCAGGGGACATTGCTAGTTGTAAATGATTCCCAATAACAGGCGTGGTTTTGGGGGTTTGAGCCTGCTTGTATATTATACCACACCTCACCTATCCCCTGTCAAGAACATTTGTTCTAGGGCGCAGCCGACTTCACGCCTGGTAGACCCCATGAATTTACGCTCAAATCGTG